GGGTTCCTATGCCCGATGGTCAGTACACGTTAGATCAGAAAGAAGAGTTGGTGATGGAGTGGGAGCGTGTTGACCCGTTCAATATCTATCCATCTGCTGATGCATCGGACGTGAATCAGGGTGACTTGATCGAGCGTCACAAACTCTCCCGCGCTGACTTGCAGTCCATGATTGGCGTAGAGGGTTATAGCGAAGGTGCTATACGCGCAGTGCTTGAGACATACGGTAAAGGCGGTCTGCGTGACTGGATTTACGTTGACATGAACAAGGCTGCTGCTGAAGGTAAGTCCACAATGGGCGTTCAGCAGAATCCATCGAAACTGATTGATGCTCTGCAGTTCTGGGGCAACGTGCAAGGTCAGTTGTTGATTGACTGGGGCATGTCTGTAGAAGAAGTACCCGATCCACTGGCAGACTATCCTGTTGAAGCATGGATCATTGCAGACTGGGTTATCAAAGCAGTTATCAATCCCGATCCACTGGGTCGTCGTCCATATTACAAAGCATCGTACGAAGAAGTTCCCGGTGCATACTGGGGTAACTCTGTAGCTGATCTGTGCCGTGATGCACAGGATGTCTGTAACGCCACTGCACGTGCACTGGTGAACAACATGTCTATTGCTTCTGGTCCTCAAGTTGTTTACAACATTGACCGACTCCCACAGGGCGAGAACATCACACAGATGTATCCATGGAAAGTATGGCAAGTTACATCTGATCCACTCGCAGGCTCTGCGCCTCCCATGCAGTTCTTCCAGCCCAGCTCATTGTCAGCTGAGTTGATGGCAGTGTTTGAGAAGTTCAGCACACTGGCTGATGAATACACCGGCATTCCACGTTACATGACTGGCGATAGTCCTTCGGGCGGTGCAGGTCGTACAGCGTCTGGTATGAGCATGCTCATGAGCAACGCAGGCAAAGCCATCAAGCAGGTTGTGGCCAACATTGATGACAACGTCATCTCTCCCGTCATTGAACGGTTGTACTACTACAACATGCGCTATGGCACTGATCCTGATTTGAAGGGTGATGTGTACATCGTTGCACGCGGCGCGGTTTCTCTGATTGTCAAAGAGCAAGCTCAGGTTCGTCAGAATCAGTTCTTGCAGATTGCTCTCACTAGCCCTGCAGCTCAGCAGATCATTGGTGTTGAGGGTATTGCCGAGTTGCTGCGTCAAGGCGCAAAGACTCTGGACATGAACCCAGACCGCATCGTCCCACCAGTGGAAATTATTAAGCAGCGTATGGCGCAGGCTCAGGCCGCGCAGATTGCTCAGCAGCAACAACTTGCTCAGGCAACTGGACAAGTCGAAGCAGGTGGTACGCCACCTAACCCTAGTCAAGGTGCGCAGCTTCAAAACGGTGCTCCAGTGACGAATAATTTTGCACCAATTCCCGGTGTTGGTAGTTGACAACACCATTTTCCGGTATATCATTTCGATTATTAAAGGAGCATTCAAATGCAAGCAATTAACCCAAAAGAGTCACGCCCAGCAGGCTTTGCTCAAGAATCAGCTAAAACTGACGGCATGTCTAAAGGCGGCGCAGTCGGTGGTGGCGGTAACAACGGTAACATCTTCGCTACATTGAAGCGCGGTGGTGCTGAAGTTGCACAAGATTCCGCCAAAACTGATGGCATGTGCAAATAAATGGTTCGTGTCGATGAAAGAGTTGCTCGGTGCTTGGCACTCTTGCGCTCTCCAGAGATGCAACCGTTCTTACAGTTTTTGAAAGATCGTCGCCAAGAGACTCTCGAAAGACTTGGTGACGTTCAAGGTGAAGAAATGAAGTCTCGGCTGCAAGGCCGGAACCTCGAACTCAAGGAACTCCTTGAGATGGTGGAACAAGCAGAAATGCTGTACGCCAAAACCCGCAGGTGAAACGCAGACCGTAAAGTCGGCGCGTAGAACCTAAATTTTTAACGTAACAGTAGCAGACCGTAAGCGAACATAAGCTGACCGTAAAGTCGGAGCTTTAAGTAGCGTAGTCGGCGCGAAGGAGATAGAAATATGGCATTGCCACGTGTAATCCAGGACCAAATTGACCAAGCTGATGCTTTGGTAGCCCAGATGAATGGACAACCCGCACCGAATGCGGATACTGCGCCAGAACCTGATCCCAACCCAGACGTCAATCCAGAGACACCGACGCAACCTATTTCGCAAGAGACCGATCCGAGACCAAACCCTGACGTATCTGAAGAAACTTGGCAATCCAAATTCTTCGCGCTGAAAGGCAAATACGATGCTGAGGTGCCCCGGTTACATTCGCAGATGCGCGAGCTGAATCAACAGGTTCAATCACTCGTCACAGAAGCGGCTGTAGCAAAAGCGCAACAGCCTAAGCAGGAAACCGTTCCGGCGAAGACTCTTATCACTGAACAAGACAAAGAAGCGTTTGGCTCTGACTTGTTGGATTTGATTGACCGTGCGACTGAGCAAAAGCTTGCGGGTAACCGTGATCTTGAAAGTCAGCTCCGTGCCGAGATCAATGAGCTGAAAGGCAAACTGGGAAATGTGACTGAGCGTCAAGTGGTGTCCGATAAAGACCGCTACGAAGCTGCTCTGAGTGCACAAGTTCCAGATTGGGAAGCCATGAACATCGATCAAGGTTTCCTGACATGGTTGGCTGAAGTAGACCCAGTTTATGGGATGCCTCGCCAGTACGCACTGACCAATGCGTATGAGTCGCTTGATGCGAACCGTACCGCAACGATCTTTAAGCAGTACAAAGCCACGATTGCTCCAGCACCACGTCAACAGGTTAACCGAGAACTTCAGCGTCAAGTAGCACCGACCCGCTCGCATACGTCGCCTGCTCCTACTACTTCAACAGCGGACAAACGTACTTATTCCACACCGGATATTGATGCGTTTTACTCTGACTGGAGACGGGGAATGATCGATGAGGCAGATGCGGTGCAAATTGAGAGAGATATCCATGCCGCTATTGTTGAAGGCCGAATTCGTTAAGAATCCCTGCACTATGGCGGTCACTTTTGTAAACTTTTGTTTTTAAGAAAAGGACTAGACCATGTCTACTATTACCGCAGCAGCAGCCTATCCCATTAACTCCGGTGGTTTTAACACCCCCGGCGGTCAGGTTGCCTATTCTGGAACCGCTTACTCCGGTTCTTTCATCCCCGCTCTCTGGTCCGGCAAGCTGGCCCAGAAATTCTATGCCGCCACAGTTTTTGGTGAAATCGCCAATACTGACTGGCAAGGTGACATCACCGGCATGGGTGATACAGTGATCATTAACACGATCCCTTCCATCACTATCAACAGCTACTCCATCGGTCAAAACTTGGCTTATGAAGTTCCTGCTCCTAGCACATTGCAGTTGGTTATCAACAAAGGTAAGTACTTCGGCGTGAACGTGAACAACGTTCTCGAGTTGCAAGCCAAGCCCAAGTTGATGGACATGTTCACCAACGACGCTGCCATGCAGATGAAGATTCAGATCGACAAAGACGTTCTGTATACCAACTTCAACCAAGGCTCTGCTTCTAACCAAGGCGCAACTGCTGGTGCTATCTCCGGTGGCTACAACCTCGGTACAGACTCTGCCGCTGTTACATTGACTGCCTCTAACATCTTGTCTAGCATCACTGCTTTGTCAAGCGTGTTGGATGAAGCCAACGTTCCTGAGACAGACCGCTGGTTGATCATCACCCCCACAGAGCGTCAAATCTTGATGCAATCCAACTTGGCACAAGCTCAATTCATGGGCGACGCTTCTAGCGTGTTGCGTAATGGCAAGATCGGCATGATCGACCGTTTCACAGTGTATGTGTCTAACTTGGTTCCACGTGGTGCTGCTGGTAAGACTTGGATGAACCCCAACACAGGCACTGACGCTACTAGCGCTGGTACTGTGAAGCGTCACGCCATCATGGCTGGCCACAAGTCTGCAATCACCTTTGCATCACAGATCGCTAAAGTTGAGAGCTTGCAGAACCCCAATGACTTCGGTACATTGGTTCGCGGCTTGAACGTGTACGGCACTAGCGTCGTACAAGCAAACGGTCTGGCATTGTTGGTCGCTGCAGGTTAAACTCCTACCGGAGAAGGCGGGGGCTCCGGCCCCTGCCATTTATTTAACCTAAGGAGAGAACCATGGCCATTATTGACGATCTCATTTCTAGTGGTTTGTCCCTGCCTCAAGCAGAGGCTGTAATTGCTGAAGACACTACTTCCAACATTGATGGTTTAGTATCCGCAGGCTTTACTTACACACAAGCTCTAGGTATCACCGGCCTTGATGCAGGTTCTGCAACTTCTGACAACTTGGTTGTTCAGGGTTTGTGGGCTGGCACTCAAGTTCCTGCAATTGTTGCAGCTCTCGCTGTAACTCCATAAGGTAGATTATGGGTACGGTAACCGCTCAAACCATTATCAACAAGGCGGCGATTCAGTTAACTGATATTGCCAATGTTCGTTGGACCCGTGCTGAGTTGCTCAGCTGGCTAAACGATGGTATGCGCCAAATTGTACTCATTCAACCGAGTGCGACATCGACCACCGTCTCGAAGTTATTGACTGCTGGAACACGGCAAACAATCCCTTCAGACGGCTGGTTGTTGTTACAGATTTACCGCAATATGGGTACAACCGGTACAGTTCCTGGTCGTGCTATCCGTATTATTTCTCGCGAAGTGTTGGATGGGTTCAACCCCAACTGGCATAGTGAGCTTCCCAGAACGGAAGTAAAAAACTACATCTACGACGTCCAAGATCAGTTGGCGTTCTATGTGTACCCTCCCAATACTGGGACCCAATACATTGAGTTGAACTATTCGGTTCAGCCAGTTAACCTGACGTCTGAGAGTCAGGTTATTCCTATTTTTGATATCTTCCAATCTGCATTGGTAGATTACATCTTGTTCCGTGCATGTAGTAAGGACGCTGAGTACGCTCCCGGCTTGCAGCTTGCTCAAGGCTACTTGGCAACCTTCTCTGCCGCAATTCAAGGTAAGTCACAGTCTGAAACGACTAACGAACCAGTCAATTCGCTTAACCCACGTAATGTTGCAATTCCGGGATCACAATCATGAGCGATGTATCTTACGAATCTTTTTTGCCCGACGTCGTTCAATTTGTCAGGGACGTGCCTGAGATTGTAGCGATCCAAGCGATTCGCAACGCAGCAATTCAGTTTTGCGAAAAGACACGAGTCCTTCAGACTGAACTTCTGCCAATGGACGTAGTCGAGTCTGTGGCGGTCTATGAGTTTGAGCCAGATATCGGGTACAAAGTTGTTGATGTTATTGAGGCGTGGTACGGAGACCAGTTCTTGGTGCCCAAGGCCGTTGAAGAGTTGACTCGTATCTACCGCACGTCCAACTGGAATGATCTGGACGGCAATCCTTATTACTACTTCCGTAGCCGCACTCAAGAAATTACGCTGGTTCCAAAACCACAAGAGTCTGAGCTATCCAAGTTGCGTCTTCGCGTTGCGGTTGTGCCTTCGCGTGCGTCTTCTGGTATTGACGAAGAAATCTTTGAGCGTTACTACGAATACATCACTCTCGGTGCACGTGCCCGTTTATACGACACTTTGGGTCAACCGTACTATGAGCCAAAAGCCGCGCAGATTTATCTGAAGCGGTTTAGCGATGCTATGAATGAAGTCCGCACCCGTGTGGCAAAAGGCTTGACCCGCGCCTCTGTTCAAATTGAATATCAAAGGTTTGTATGACCGCTGCTGCCTATAGTTTTGTCATTGAGCAAGGTGCTA